TGACTTTTCAGAGCAATCCTCTGAACAGTGACTTGATTGCGCTTAAAAATGAGAATGCAATTGCTCGCTCTGTACGAAATATTGTGTTTACCCTTCCTGGAGAAAAGTTTTTTGATGAAGATTTTGGATCTAGAATCTCTAGAACCTTATTTGAAAATGTTGATGATATCTCTGCTTCAATTATTACTGATGAGATAAAACAATCAATCAATAACTATGAACCACGAGTGAGATTGATTTCAGTAAATTCATATCCAGACTATGATAATAACTCTTTTGATGTTGTGATTGTATATGAAATTATTGGTGCAGATGTTCCCATACAAGAATTACAATTTGTTTTGCAACCATCTAGGTAAAAAATGCCATTAGCAAACTTCGCTAACCTGGATTTCAATCAGGTTAAAACAACACTCAGAGATTACTTAAAAGCGAATTCTAACTTTACTGATTATGACTTTGAGGGATCTAATCTCTCAACGATACTTGATGTTTTGGCATACAATACATACATTACCTCATATAATGCAAATATGGTTGCAAATGAGGTCTTTATTGATAGTGCAACTCTTAGAGAGAATGTTGTTGCACTTGCAAGAAATATTGGATATATCCCAAGATCAAGAAAAGCAGCAACTGCATCGATTAGTTTCTTTGTAGACGCAAATGTTTTTAATATTAGTCCATTACCATCAACTATTACCCTTAAGAAAGGTCCTGTTGTAACATCATCTGGAAGTTTTGGTGGACAGTCCTTTGTATTTTCAATATTAGAAGATATTAGTGTTCCTGTTATTAATGGAATAGCAAGTTTTAGTGACATTTCAGTTTATCAAGGATCGTTACTGTCCTCTAATTTTACATATAGTTCAAGAATTCCAAATCAAAGATTTATTCTTCCAAACTCTGGAGTAGATACTGCTCTCATTAGTGTAACAGTAAAGTCTAATGAAGATGCTACTACTGGAACAAAGTATAGTCTTCAAGATAGTTTGTTTCAAGTTTTATCCGACTCAAAGGTATACTTCTTACAAGAAATTGAAGATGAAAGATATGAGTTAATTTTTGGTGATGATATATTTGGAAAAGCATTAGAAGAAGGAAATTATGTAACAGCAGACTATATCATATGTGATGGAGATTCTGCTAATGGTGTAAGTCAGTTCTCATTTGCTGGAAGATTGACATATACAAGAAACTCAGTTACTTCCACGATTACCTCAGGAATTTCTGGTGTTGTTACTGGTTTAATCGCTACAGGTGGTGAAACTATTGAATCTGTTGAGTCTATTAAAAAGTATGCTCCAAGAATCTATGCATCTCAAAATAGAGCACTCACAGCAGATGATTATGAGACTTTAATTCCTGCAAGAATATATCCAGAAACTGAGTCTATTTCAGTATTTGGTGGAGAAGAACTAGTACCACCTCAATATGGAAAAGTTTTTATTAGCATCAAACCAAGAACTGGAGATTTCTTACCAAACCTTACAAAGGAAAATATCAAATTAAAGTTGAAAAAGTATTCAGTTGCTGGAATTATACCAGAAATTCTAGATCTGAAATATCTTTATATCGAATCAAATTCAAAAGTATATTACAATACAAACTTAGCACCTAATGCAGATTATGTTTCTACATTAGTTCAAACAAATGCGAATAAGTATGCAGATTCTACTGAACTGAATAAGTATGGTGCTAGATTCAAGTATAGTAAGTTTTTAAAAATAATTGATGACAGTCATGAATCTGTGACATCAAATATTACAACAGTACAAATGAGAAGAGATCTTAGAGTTGTACTAAATGCATTCTCCGAATATCAGATTGGATTTGGAAATGAGTTTCATATTAATAGTATGAATGGATATAATATTAAAACATCAGCATTTCTTGTAAATGGTATATCTCAACCAGTTTATCTTTCTGATATCCCAAATACTAACGGAGAAACTGGAAATCTTTTCTTCTTTACAGTTCCTTCAGCAAACTCTACAAGTGCAACTATTTTAAGAAGAAATGTTGGAACTATTGACTATAAGAGAGGAATTATTACTTTAAATCCAATCAGTATAATTGGAGGAAAAGTAAAGGACGGTCAAACAATAATAGAGATTTCTGCAGTCCCACGTTCTAATGATGTGGTTGGATTACAAGATTTGTATTTGCAACTAGATATTAATAATAGTACTTTTGATATGGTAGTTGACAATATTGCATCTGGTTTAGATCCTTCAGCATCAAATTACATATCTTCCTCAAGTTATGCAAATGGTGCTTTGGTTAGACCAACTCCAGAAATTGTGAGCGGATCTACAACAATTTCTACTACCATAACTAATATATAATCTTCGGAAACACTTCGGTTCATCATACTAAGAAACAAAAATAATAATGACAGAACAGAGAATTAAACTTAATAACGTCGTTCAGAACCAGATCCCCTCCTACGTTAGGGAAGAGTTTCCATTAATCTCAGAGTTTCTGAAGCAATATTATATTGCTCAGGAGTTCCAAGGAGCTCCTGTAGATTTAATTCAGAATATTGATAGGTATATTAAGTTAGACGAAACTGCATCTACTGTAAAATCTGTCATTTTAAGTTCAAATATTGATGAATTTGATAGTACTATTTCCGTTGACTTAGTAAAATCACCATCAGGAACAAATGGGTTTCCAGATTCTTATGGTATTTTAAAAATCAATGATGAAATAATCACATATACTGGAAAAACGTTATCATCATTTACAGGATGTATTAGGGGATTTTCTGGTATATCTTCATACCGACAAGATGCAAATCCAGAAGAACTGGTCTTTAGTTCTACTTCCGCTGCTGAGCACACAAGTGGATCTACGATAGAAAATTTGAGTGTTCTTTTTCTCAAAGAATTTTTATCAAAAACAAAAAATCAGTTTTTACCTGGTTTAAATGAAAGAGATTTATCAGAAGGTTTAAATCAGAATCTTTTTATAAAGCAAGCAAAAGATTTCTATTTAACTAGAGGTACAGATCGTTCTTTCGAAATATTATTCAAAGCATTATATAATGAAGAGGTAAAGGTTGTAAAACCTAGAGATTTTCTCTTTACGCCATCAAATGGACAATTTAGAATAACTAATGATTTTGTAGTTGAATCTTTGGATGGAGATCCTATGGATCTGGTGGATTCTACATTATTCCAAGATGAATATGGGGAGACAATCACGAAAGGATATGCACCTGTAACAAAGGTTGAAAAGATTGTTTCTGATGTAGGTCAAACGTACTATAAGTTGAGTATTGATGCTGGATACGACAGAGACATTGAAGTTGAGGGATCTACTTATGGCACATTCTCTATTCACCCTAAGACTAAACTGATTAATCAGGTTTCTTCTGGATCTACAATACTTGATGTTGACTCTACCATAGGTTTTCCAAATTCTGGAGAACTTACATTAACATACAATGATTTTTCTTCAGGAATAGTATCTTATACTTCAAAGTCTATAAATCAATTTTATGGATGTAGCAATATCACGGGAACGATTCTTGACGCAGAAAATATTGGTATTAATACATATGCGTATGGTCAGTCATTCTCTAACCAGAATGATATAATAAAAGTAAAGATTCATTCTGTTTTAGGATCTTTAAAGTATCCCCAAAGCGCATATTATTATTCAGTAGATGATACTGTAAGAATTAAAACTCTTGGATCAAATAGATCAGATTTCAAGACTAAAAACTGGATTTTAAATATTGCACCTATCTTTCAAGTAAAATCTATTACTTTACTTGATAATACAGACAAAACTTATAGAGTAAAACTGACAAAGGATCATCCATTTAGAACTGGAGACTCTGCTACTATTATTGGTAATGGTGCAGAAAAGTCCACAAAGATCATAGAAATTACCTCATCTGATTCATTTGTAATAAAAGGTCAAGGTGATTTAAATCTGTCTCTTACATATAAGATAAGAAAAAATCTACAAAGAGCACTTTCAAATAAGTTTCCCAAAATAAGTTCATATGGTTCTAATGTTCAGAATGTTTATGATTATGCGGGTAAAATATTAGTTGCTTCTCCATCTTTGCCTTTCTATGATGGACAACCATTAGATTCAACAGATAGGTCTATAACATTCTCTGGATCTTTTTCTGGATCTGAATTTAAGATTACAAGTTCTTCAGATCATGGATTCTATACTGGAGATGCAGTTTATTACATACCAGAAAAAGTACAAACAACCGTTTTTGTTGGAACAGCATTAACAACGGTAACTAATATCAACTCTTCTTTATTTGATGAGGGTCTTTATTTTGTTAAGAGAATCAGTTCAACGACTATTAAACTAGCAAGAAGCAGAACAGATATTTTCAATAATAGGTTCGTTTCTTTAAGTGGACAAACTTCTGTTACAAATAATATAATCCAACTATATGATTTTAGATCAAAATCTTTACAAAGTCAAAAACTTTTTAGAGAAATTTCTGATCCAATTGATGATGGATCTGTTAATGAAACAGACCCTGGATTTACTGGCATATTAATAAATGGTGTTGAGATTAGGAACTATAAATCTCAAGATGTTGTTTATCATGGTAAACTGGATGAGATTGAAGTAACTTCGCCTGGTAGTGAATATGATGTAATCAATCCACCACTGGTTAACATATCAGACTCTACAGGAGTGGGTGCAACTGGATATGCTGCAGTTTCAGGATCTCTTCAAAGAATAAGAGTTTTAGACTCTGGGTTTGATTATATTGAAACTCCAACTATTAGAATATCTGGTGGAAATGGATCTGGAGCTTTAGCAACTCCAAGCATGAAGTTGATTGATCATTCAGTTCTCTTTAATTCTGAAGATTATTCTACAAATGCAGGTGTAGCAACAACTTCAAATACTATTGGTTTTGGTACATATCACAAGTTTAAAATTTCTGAAGAAGTTTTATATCAAACTTTCTCACAAAAAGCCGTTGGTGGGATAACAACAGATTCAGTATATTATGTTTCTATTGAAAATGATTATGCAATAAAATTGCATAAAACAAAAGGTGATGCTATTGCAGGAATTAACACAGTTGATCTTACATCAAACGGGATTGGTAAGCATTCTTTTAAATCTGTTAATAAAAAGAATGTATTAGCAGCAGTTAATGTAGTTTCTTCTGGAAGTGGATATGAAAACAAACAAAGAACTTGTGGAACTAGTGGTGTAAGCACTTCATATAATCAAATAACGATAACAAACCACGGATATAATTCAGGAGAGATTGTAAAATATACTTCAGATGGAACTGTTATTGGAGGATTGTCCAATGGTTCAGAGTATTATTTGACAAAAGTCAATGATGATAACTTTAAGTTATCTCATGTAGGAGTTGGTACAACAAGTCAAGATTTTTATTATAAAACAAATCAATATATTGATTTAACCTCGGTTGGTGTTGGAACCCATTCATTTAACTATCAAGATATTACCGTTGCAGTATCTGGAAAAATAGGTATATCTTCAATTGGATCCGAAACATTTGAAGCTAGACTTCAACCAATCTTTAGAGGATCTATAACATCGATTCATTTGTCCAATCAAGGTGTTGGATATGGATCATCCGAAATAATCAATTTAGATAAGCAACCTCAAATATCA